CAGTTTCTAATGCCATTAGTGATACCCACCTGTATTCATAACCCTCATCGCGCTACCAGAATGACGGTCTTTGTTATCTTGTTCCTGCAAATCAGAAATTGCCTGTTGGTAGGCTGTAGCCCATAATTGAACTCTAGCGTCATTCATCAGGAATGGCTCTGCTTCCATCAATGCTCCGTACAAATACACATCTGGATTGTTTGTCAACATCTGCTCTGTAGTATTAGTAATCGAGAGAGCATCAATCTTCTTGTAAAACATCATTGAATAGTTATAAGCAGAATCTGGAGAGGGACCAATTTTCACCTTCTTTATAGGTGTTCCACTAGAATTGTCAGAAAAGATTGTATAAGCTGCTGGCCTTCCAACTTGACTACCAGCCCACATCCTATTCATATTCTCAGGAGTGATGTAGGATAACGTAGTTATAGGATCAGTCCTCAAATGAAAATCTAACATCTGAAGATAACCAGAAGGCAACGCATAATCTCTGGTCCCGCCCACTAATGCGGCTGCCCCTCCTAATGTAGTTTGATCTACATTCAGCATTATCGCCAAGCGGAGAATCCGATTCATACGGGCCTCAGTTAAGGCGATAAACTCCGTTATCCTATCTGTCAGGTCATCCCTGTCCAGCCAGTTAGCTACAGCAGTCTGTAGTTCGCTGTAAGTACCTATAGCCATTAGGTCACATTACGTTTCGAGAAGAATACGCTTTGATTCAGAATTCTATAGTTTCTTTGCGTGTGTCCTAAAACACCATGTGCGTATAACCACATAATTAAACCCTCGTTGGAGTTGTTCTAAAATATTTGTTATCGGGGTCGTTTAGATACTTCTTCATAAGTTTATGGTCTTTCTCTATAGCCCCATTGGTTTCTTGCATCCACTTAGTCCATATATTTATCGGTATAGATGCAACCCTTACACCTTCACCAGCCTTTCCGGGAGTTAACAAGTCGCCATAATTATTATATGCTTGCTTGTTTTCTTCCAGTATGGGTTCGCAATCCTGATAGGTATGGATAGTAAACTCAGTTTCATAATCCTTGCCTGCCGCAATGGACTCCATGCCCCTTACAACACTAGAAAGACTTTCTTCCTTCGTTGGGGGTTTTGTAGTCTTTGATTTCTTGATTGAACTCTGCTTTGAAATCTTACTTTTTTTACCAGCCATACACTTTACCTACTTTAGAAACCTGTGTACTTATAACATTGTCTATACTTCCGTTGTGTTCGGTAGTGCCTAAAGCACCATCTACTCCCGGCCCATACTTTCTAAGTTTAGGTTCCCCTTCACTGTAAGGCGGTGGGTTCATGTCAGGGCCAATAGCTGTTGCACTACCCTTGCTAGGTGGTTGTCCTATATTTGCCATCTTGTTTCTCCTGTGAGGTTAAGCCCCCCGAAGGGGGCTACACCAAAGCAAATTAAATTGCGCTCTTGAGCATGCCGCTGCCAAGACCATTTTTCGCACGCAAACCGTACTCAGCAATCAAAAGCTGCTTCACACTATCACCAGATAGCAGGCAAAAAGCGATCAGGTACAACCTTAAACGTACCAAAGTCTGTTACCATAACGTCAACCGCATTTACAGCAGTTATGGCTTTGCTACCCGAAGTGTTACCTACAGGGTCAGCAACAACAGAACCACCAACAGCGGCGGAACTAATGGTTTGCTTTACATCGCTTCTGCACAAAATGGTATCAGGTGTTCCACCTAAATCCCAGATGCGGCCCACTACCTCATTGATTAGAGAAAGTGAAACAGCCGTATTAGCGCCACCACCTAAGGAACTTGTCGTGCCATCAGGATAACCCGCTGCACCGTTATTAACAAGACCAGCCCCAGTAGACGCAGCTACGATAGGCGTTGTAGCGATGGCATTAGTGCCAACCCAAGTAGCGAAAGACGCAGACTCTCTGGCAACACCAGCACCACCAACAGCTTTAGCCGTACCATCAAGTAACATCTGTTCCATATCGCGCTTCATTTCTTTAGCACGTTTAGCAAGCTGATAAGCCTGAGTTGATTTACGCCCAGCAAAATCCACGGCTTCAGCAGTTCCAGAACTCTGGACTTGCGTTGCGGAGATTTGGGTGTAATTTGTCAAACGCCTCGGCTCTGTTGCAGCAGTCGAAGCATAATCATCACCTTCTAACTGCCTGTTAGCAGCAGGAGTTGCCAACTCATCTGTCTGCCATTCAAAGTTCGTGTTATCACACGACCCTCGTCCACAACCATTAAGAAATGGTGTGTCCATTGGACTAATATTGTATATAATGTTACTTAAGTCTTCCCTAATACCAATACCGGTAAAGGTTAACCTAGTATTTCCAGGAACTGCCATAGCATTTCCCTCCCTAGTTTAAATGTCTACAAAATCCTCAAAAAGTTTAGCCGCATCATCAATGCGACCAGACTCTCTAAGCCGTTTCATGGAAGCTGCATTACGTTCTGTAGCTGCTCGTTTTTTTGTAGCGCCAGAACCAGACTTCACAACTCTAGGCTTATTTTTAACTTTTTTAGCCTTTATGTTGGAATCTGATAAAGCATCATACTTCATAGCCTTCATCAATGCGATAAAGGAACGTGAATCCACTAAAGAATCGATTTCTTCAGGGACGAATCCTTGGGATAAAGCATACTCCCTAATCTGAGCACCTAGCTCAGTTCGGGTTTTGGCTTCACGCCATTCAGGAACGTTTTGTGCTAACTTTTCATGTTCACTTGCTACGAAAGTTTTATGTTGTTCAGACATCTGCTGTTGGAGTTGAGACTCCTCTTGCTGCTTTCTGTGCTGTAAACCTTGAATATGTTCCTGTGCTTGCCTAAATTCTTCACGTTTTAGTAGATACTCTGACTGGTCTTCTTCACGTAAAGCATTCCAATCGATATTGAAACGCTCCAGACCACCCAGTGACCCTTCAATTACTTCGCCAAGATTGCGTACATATTGCTCTTTCAGTCCTTGCAATTCTGGAAGTTCTGTCTCATAACGAGATTTTGCTTCTTCAAAACTATTCCTGAGTTCTGCAAGTGCTTGAGTTTTCTTTGTGTAATCTGATTGACGAGAATACCCCTTTATCAATTCATCAAAGGTAACCTCATGCTCCGCGCCATCAATAGTGACAGCGTAAAGATCAGGTTCTTCTTCTTCGACCTCTTCTTCAGATTCCTCAGAGTCCTCTTCTTCACCTTCATCAGATGCTTCTAATTCCTCTTCTGCTTCCTCCAATGGCTCATCTTCAGGTTCTTCTGTAGATGCTTCTTCGGAAGGTTGCTCTTCTTGTTTCTTTGGTGGTTCTTCTTCAGAATTCAATAAACCAAGAAGTGCGTTTTGAGCCTGACTAATACTTCCAGGCTCTCCTGGTGCCGATTCCGGCAGTTGCGGGGCTTCTTGCGTATCCGCCATGACAAATCTCCTCTAGATATGTGGGTGTTGCTCTTCTAGAACTTTAGCCATGTGTCCAGTTTCAACTATGGACTGTATATGGCCTTTAATTCTATCAAGCAGTCTCACTGCCAACCAGAAAGATTCTCGTTGGGCAGTATCTGTAGACCCTGACATTTTCCAGAGGTCTAATAACTCTTCTTCTAACTTTTTAAATGCTTCAACAAATAGTGGGTTATCGAGAAGCAACTTAGCCTCTCGTTCTCGTTCTTCGGGTGTCATTTTATCCTAGGGCTACCGGCCTATTTTGTTCTCTTTCTAAGTTAAGTTCTGCGACTTTAAGTTGAGCGTCAATCTGCATCTCAGCAGCTTCCTGCTGGACTTTTTGCGCTTTTATTTGTACTTCTGCCGCTCTAATTTCAAGTTCGGCCTTCTTGTTTTGCATCTCCATTTGGGCCATTTGCTCTCTTGGATCAGGCTGTGGTGGAACCGTATCAGGATCAGTTAAGAAATCACCAACATTCTGAAATCCCATGTTCCGTATCAAAGCTGCGCCAAGGTTGTACATATTCTTTTCTGTGACAATTTTTAATCCGCCCTTCATAGCATCACCTGCAAAGGTCAACATTGCCGAAAGGTGCATAAGCTGTTGTTCTTTATTACCATGACCAAGAGCAACAGATACTGTGCAATCTGCCTTATCCTTCCAAGCATCAGGTCTAACAGGAACCCACTTATTGCGTAACATAACTACACGTTCTTTGTCTTGATACTTCAGTAATAATTCATAGATAGTCCGCATTAGATCCTTTACACCTGTCTCTGCAAACTGTCTTGCAATAAGTTCCACTCTGCTTTGAGCTGCTGTCATTACAGAATTCACAGCAGAAGCCGTAGTATGAGAAGTTAATGCTTTATCATTCAACCCTTGAGTTGTTTTCCCTACACCAGCCCTGGACTCACGAATCGTATCCAAGTATTCAAGCATTTGGAAACTATAAGGCTCTAATGATGGGGTAGCTAATGGCGTTACTGCATTGGGTGATTTAACGCGCACAACACCACCGGGCCTTTGTGTTAGTAAGTCATCGAGATTAGCCTGGCCTTCAAGGACTGCATACCTACCAAAGTTCTGGTTATACATGTTGTCCATGAGGTTTCGCATCAATGTGCTTTTTATTAATTGCAGATCGAGTACAAGATCAGCAACAGACAACCCAAAGAACTTGTGAGGTATTTTTATAGGAGTAAT